GATTGTCTCTCCGTATTACATCTTCCCTGACCCGGACGCTACTGATGTATACGATGCTTCATTCATCATCGAGCATCACCCCGTCACATATCGCTGGGTGATTGAGCGCTATCCGGATGCCGCACAAGAGTTGCTTGATTCCGGAGAAGCCTCGACCACCGAGTACAGCCAAGCGAAGGGTGATAGGTCCGAGGGTCCGGTAGATACATCAGAAGGTAAGCGAGTCGATATCTACGAGCACTGGTACAAGGATTCCGCTATGATTGAGGACGAGGATGAGCAGGGTGTCAAGACAACCAAGCCGAAGTATGCTAGCGGTATTCGACGTACTGTTATCACTGCTGGTGGTATAGTCCTTGAAGATGGAGAAGCACTCTACAACATGTTCCCGTATACTCGCTTCGTTGAGATTCCTCGACCTGGTGAGTTCTTTGGTGATTGTACTATCCATAAGGTTCTTGGTATTCAGTCAACAATCAACTCCCTGCTCCGTACTATTATCGACAACGGCATGTGGCTCGTACACGGAATCTGGGTAGTTGATAGCACTTCCGGTGTGACTCCATCCTCGCTCGCTGGGTATGGACCGCGTGACACAATCGTTAAGAACCCTGGGACTGAGGTGTACCGCGATGGTGGTGCGGCTCTTCCTGGGCATATCTTTGAGACACTTAATCAACAGACTGAGGCTTTCGATATCGTTACTGGATTCCCGAACGTCCTTCGTGGAATCGTACCGTCGAGACAACCTGTACAGACTACTATGATGCAGCAGGAATCCTCCGAAGTGCGGACCAGGGAACGTCAGCGCCGAGTTGAAGAGGCGCTTGAAGACCTGGGCAAGTTGTGGCTGGACATTGTGAGTGAGCACTGGAGCGACACTCGCACAATCCGCAACAAGAAAGCACTTGGCGGTTTTGATATGTTTGAGATTGTCAAGACTGACTTCGATAATTGGAGGTGGGACGTACATGTGGTTCATGGCTCTACGGGGCCGATGGATAGGGTATCCATGATGCAGACGCTTACTGATATGGTAACGAACTTGGGTATTCAAATTCCCCCGATGTACGCTGTTAAGTTGTCCGGTCTTCCTGGACTAGAGGCTGCTATGCTTGAGCAGGAGAACGCTATGGCTGCTCAGCAGATGCCGGATGGTTCGGTACCGCCTGAGGAAGAGATGCCGGATGAGGAACTGGAAACGGAATACCCAGAAGAGGGAATCCCCCTTGATGGAACGGGTATGCCGATTGCAGGTGGGGAAATGGGAGCGGCACAGCCTGTACCCACGCCAGAGGAACTTCTGGCGATGATGGGTGGAGGCGGCGCGGGACTCCCGCCAATGGTGTAGCGAGGAACGGTCGATGGTAAGTCTGCGGACCAATGCCTGAGACAGTCTCGGAAGGGAAGTGTAGCATGGAAGAGTATGACAATGATGTAGAACTTGATGGCGACGAGGAAACTGAGAACACGGAAGAGTTCGATGACGGTTTTGAGGACGATTACGACGATACTGACGATGCAGTAGACTCCGATTCTGAAGCCGACGATGACATTCCCGAGGAGTGGGCATGGACCAAGGAACTCGATGGGCGTAAAGTCCAGAAGACTTGGAACCAGTACACTAAGAGTAGGGAAGAAATCAAGGCAGAGCGCGAAGCGATTGAGGCTATGCGTCAGGAAATCGAACCGTTCAAGAAACTCAAGGATGAGATTCTTTCTGACCCTGGGCTTGTTGCGGCAATCGAGGACTACATGCAAAATGCAAAACCCGTCGATAGGGAAGTTGCTTCTGTAAAGAATGAACTTAATGCTATGAAGGCGAAGATGATGACTGAGAATGAACTCATCAGCGTCGAGAAGTGGGTAGTTGAAAACAAATACCCCCAGGTTGACCGCGAGGACCTTCTTGAGTATGCTGTCAAGAATCATATCCCAAACCTTCAGGTTGCGTACAAGGATATGATGTTTGATGAGTTGTCGAATGCGAAGGTTAAGAAGGTCACCGATGGCATTAAGCGTTCAAAGGGTGCTGCGTCTATTCGCACCAAGAAGCCCTCTGGCGGCGGCAAGCAGGGATTTGGAACAAAAGAATTGTCAAAGATGAGCGACGAGGACTTCATCAAGAATTATGAGGATATTCTGGAGTCCTATGCTCACTAAGTAAGGAGAAGTGGTAATATGGCATGGGGACACGCTGCGGCTTCCGCAGTTACACGTACTGGCGCTGGCGGCTCGCATGAGGTTATGCGCGGGTTCGTACCTGAGGTATGGACTGGTCCGCTGCTCAAGGCTTACGACGACAAGGCGATTGCGCTTCAGTTGGTAAACCGTGAGTATGAAGGCGCTATTAAGCAGAAGGGTGATACCGTTCGCGTCCATATGGTCGGGAATATCATCGCCCGTGAGTATGAGATTCCTGGTGGACGTGCTGATGGTAGCACGGGCCTGAATGCTCGTGAGAGCATCATCTACCAGACGGCGACTGGTGCATCCACCACGTTCGCTGTTGACCAGGCCGACTACTTCGCGTTTGAGGTAGAAGACATTGAGAAGGCACAGTCTGACCCGAAGTATGTCGCGGAACTCACGGCTCGCTCTGGTGTCGCAATGGCGCAGGCGACCGACCGCTACATTCTGAAGAAGATGATTGATGCTGCAAAGAACGGTACCGCTGACGATTTCGGTCAGGTTGGTGGCACGTCCGCTGAGTCGAACGATGTGTACTCGATTGATACCGTTCATAGCAACGGTGCCAACGAGGTCTATGACCACCTGGTTGACCTCGGCGTTATGTTCGATGACGCGCTTGCTCCGGATGACGGTCGCTGGATTGTTGCACCGTCGTTCCTCCTTGGCGCACTGCTTAAGGATGAGCGCTTCGTTGGTGCTGGCGCTGACGGTTCCGGCAAGATGCGTGACCAGGGCTACGTTGGTAGCGTTGCTGGTTTCAAGATTTACACGATGGCTCGTAAGACCTTCCAGTACTATGACGCTGGTAACCAGAACACCCAGGTTCCGGCTGATACTGCGACGGCTCTCACGGCTAATGCTCCGAACATGTGGACCAACCAGAGTTCGGCTGACGACCTCTACACTGGTATTGCTGGAGTGAACTCCGCGTTCACGTTCGCTGACCAGATTACCAAGACGGAGAACGTCCGCCTTGAGGGTTCGTTCGCAGACGGTGTCCGTGGTCTGCACGTTTACGGTGGTAAGGCTCTGCGTCCGCAGCACCTCTTCGCCGTACAGTTCGTTGACACTGTTGACACCGCTGGTGTCGCCACTCCGTAATTGATTGGAGTCTCATGGCCTACCGTCGCCAAATTGGTCATCCAGTAAGAATAAACTCTGACATGATTTACGATGGTCAGCGTTATGCCAGGGATTGGGTTCCAGTTCCGGCTGGTAGGGCTGAGTTGATGGTGTCGCGTGGTCAGGCAACGCTTGGGGAGCCTTGGGAAACCTCGGCCCCCAAGCATGTCCTGATGATATCGAGCCACTGTTGCATAAGGGTGTTTAAGGAATCAGAGGCTCTTAGGAGAGTCGGGTATAGGGTTGATTCAGTTTCGCTATATCCCCCTAGAGTCAGTTCGTGCTTTGAGGCGGTTAGGATAGCGCGTGGTATGGACGAACTACTTGACTTGATTAAGACTTCCGGAGCGTCGATACTACACGTTCATAATGAGCCTGACTGGCTTGTTAGGTACGCAGTCGTGGCAGCACTTGGAAGACCAGTAATATGGGATTGTCATGACCCTGAGTATTACAGGTACGGAGAGGTTACAGAGGACGAGACATTCGCAGCAGACCACTGTGACGCTATGATTACCGTTGGTGATTATGTCATGGAAGAACTAGACGGAATACACAACTTCAAAGTTCCGAAGGCAGTCGTAATGTCGCTCCCAGTCCACCAGGATTACAAGAATGGTGATGCTGTTAGGAGCGGTATATTGTATCAGGGTGGAGCAACCGCTCCTGGTTCTGGTACATGGCGAGACTTCGGATATGTTAGTCAGAAGATGAAGGAGAACGACTATAAGTTCGACATGTATACAAACGAGAGCGCTAGACAATTCTACCCAGACAACGTAAGGGGCCTATTGCCATATAGGGAACTTATGCGTAAGACACATGAATACGAGTGGGGTTGGGTAGGAAATGAGCACGAGAAGAACAGGATAGGCGTCCCGAATAAGATTTGGGAGTATCTATCATGTGGTACACCAGCCCTTGTATGCAATCTACCTGAAGTACTTAAACTGACTGGTGGAAATGGCATAGTATATGGAGACACGATTGACGAAGTGTTCGATGCTATGATTGGTGTTGATTGGGAAAAGAAACAGTCGGAGACTCTATCGACTGCACGATATATGGAAGATGAGATTTACAAGGTCGTAGACCTTTACGAACAACTGATGTAGGGGGTCACTTATGAGTCTTAAGCAGCGTTATTACACATGCGATTCTATCGAGATTGTCGATGGTGAAGATGTAAGCACGGGTCCGGCAATCATGCTTGAGCCAGTTGCCTCCCGTGGTTTTGCACAGACCACACTCTCTAATGGTGATACTGCGTTCCTTGTAGCCGCTACCGATGAGGAGTGGGCGGAGTTCGACGCTAAGTACACAAATCAGGACGCTCAGACTGGTAATCCGTTTCGCCATCGTCACGTTTATGATGGTGCGTTCGTAGACTTCATAGAGGAGTAAATTATGGGTGCGGGGCATTCATATACAAATGCTGAGGCAGTATTTATATTCAATATCAACAATGCCTATGACAATGGTGATGCCGACGCACAAACTGTAACCGGGTACTATCTTGCTAGATATCTAAGTGGTACTGATACATATAAATGCAGGGTCGGATACTACGAACCGACAGCCGCAATCATTCTGCAAATCTTAAATGTATCATCAGTTCTGGCAGCAGTCAACCTGTCGTATGGTTCCGGTAACTACTTCAAGTTCCGCATTGAGGGTGACGTGCTTACTGTGTGGCAATCAACAAATGGTACATCATGGACACAAAAACTGTCCACCACAAGTACCGCGCACCAACATGCTGGAGATTGGTATGATGTAGATGCATCCGGAGTTCCTATGACTGAAACTTCCCTTACGGACCTTGGCGGTGGTGGCGCTCCCGCCGCCTCAGCCGCACCGTTCTATATGATTTCAAATCAGTAAGGAGGCACCACATGGCTGACATATATGTAGATGTGGATACCGCTATTGTGGTTCCTATGAATGACATGCCATTGGTGGATGACACCGATTTCAAGACGCTTGAGACTGCTCTTGTGTACAACAGTGCCGGTATCAAGGTATACTGGCACTTTGTCACGACTGCTGGAGTATATACAATCACAGAGATTCACCCAACCACCGCAGGTGTACATGATATCTCGGAACCGATTGCAGATATTGGGCATTATGGTATCGAGATTCCCGCATCCGGTGGCTCACATGCGAACAATGATGCCGAAGGTGTGGGCTGGATTACTGGCCTAGCCACAGGCATTTATCATTTCAAGGGTCCGAAGGTTATGTGTCGTGCCGCTGCGCTCAACAACCGAGATGTTGACAACACGAGTGACGTAATTGCAACCGCTATTGCTGATATTCATGATACGGACCTTCCTGCCGTCAAGACTGAAACAGCCGCGATTAAGGCTAAGACGGACAACCTGCCAGCATCTCCGGCAGCGGTCGGTTCCAATATGGGTAGTGTTTCATCTGTCACGGCTGGTGTGACCGTAACCACGAACAATGATAAGACTGGATATGCGCTGACGACTGCTCCGCCTACTGCGGCAGAGGTGAAGACTGCTGTTGAGGCTGCTGGTAGTCACCTGGCACTAATCAAGGCCAAGACTGATAATCTTCCGGCAGATACAAATACACTGCTTGTCACGACTGGCATCAAGGCGGCAAGTATTCCAGCAGTTAGTGGTGTTACTCTCCATGCTGACTATGACCACGCCAAAGATGATGTACTCACTCCGCTAGCGGTAGTTGATGGAAATGTAGACAGCATCCTTGCCGATACGGGAGAGTTGCAGACAGATTGGAAGAACGGTGGAAGGCTGGACCTTATCCTAGATGCCGCTTCCGCCCCCTCTGCCTCTGATAACGCCTCAGCGGTAAGGACCGAACTTGCTGCTGAACTTGCTAAGATTACAAGTGTACATGATACTGACCTTCCGGCAGTCAAGGCGGACACTGATTCAATACTAAATAACAGACTTACACTGCTTCGTGCTGGTTATCTCGATAATCTAAGCGGTGGAGAAGTTTCAACCGCCCATGCGGTATCAGTGCTTCAGAGTGATATGGATTTGGTCAAGGGCGATACTTCTAGTATGTCAACAGCGATAACCCTACTTAATGATATCTCTCTTACTGATGTTGATACTGTTGTGGACAATGCACTTGGTACCTATGACGCACCGACAAAGGCGGAGATGGACTCCGCGCTTTCGGCTGCCATTGCATCGCTAGCCACCCAGGCCACACTTCTAGGAGTGAAGAACATGATTGAGGCTGATGTTACAGTGGATACAATTGCAAAGACAATCACATGGAAGAATGCATCTACTGGTGCAACACTTCTCGTGAAGACGTATGACGATGAGGGAACCACACAGGGGATTTCATAATGCTTACACCACTAGCCATAGGAAGCCGTGGATTTACCGGAGAACTCGACCCGTTGCTAGTTGCATCGCGTGGTCTTGTTTCTGGATACTACGGTGTCAAGAGGTGGTGGGATGGTGACGAGGCTGAGGGTAGTGTTATTACCATCGAGTTTCAGGGTGTGGAATTCACCACAGAATCTACTTGGGTTCAAGACGATAACTCCATAACCATATGGAACGATTAAGCGAGGTGCAATATGGCTCTTGTCCCCAATGCGACAAAGACACTAGGTAACATCCGTGACGCTGTCTACTTCCTTGTCAGGGAAGATGAGACGACCTTTGAGCCTGAAGAGGTTGACAGGGCTATTAATATGGGTATGCGCTCAGTCTTCGATGTTATGGCTCAACAGCCATCTATCATCTGGACCAGTACTCAGGAGGGTGTGCGCGAGTACGAGATTCCTGAGGCCAGGACCCATGAGGGTGTCGCTATCGTTGACGCCGTATGGATTGATGATACTGGTATCGGTCCAATCCCGTATTCGTACCTTGCGTCTGATGCAGAAGATGGTGAGCCTGAGGGCTACTATGTTCTCAATCGAACGCTTGGCCTAGACCCAACACCTGATGCTGTATACAAACTAACGATTGCATATCGTCAGGACTACAAGGAATTGACTCTGGCGACTGATGTTACCACAATGAACGATAACGAGGTTGATGCTGGCATCTACTTCGCTGCGTATATCCTCAAGACTATTGATGAAGAGTACGATGCAGCCAGTATGTTCAAGGGTCAGTACGAAGAGGCTATTGCTCGCATCTCCCTTCTCAAGCCTGGAATCTACAAGGGCGATATCCCTGATTCTTATGGTGGTGCTATCTAATGAAGAATGTCAATAAGTGGCTTCAGCGGGACTTTTCGGGAGGGATGAACACGGAATCCCCGAGTTCGTCAATGCCCGATAACCAATTGCGGAGATTGCTTAATATGTTCCCATCACGAGACAAGGCTGGTCTTGTGACTCGTGGAGCGTTTGAACTCTCCAACATAACAGATGGATTCTCCACGCCGTTGGGTACGCCCGATAGCGTGGCATCCATCTTCCCGTTTCTTGGCTGGTCTATCGGTACGGAACTTGCGACCCCGCACGCAATCTATCAGGGCAATGACCTGATTGTTGCGTACAAGTATGGTAACGACATTGTATTTGTCAGACATATCGCGGACCCGTATATACCAGCAACGGAAACTGAAGTGACAGATGTGCAGATTTGGACCGACCAGGGAACCTCTCCGTTTGAGGGCGGCGGTTCTATCCCGTCCAAGACTTACGAACCGTATGTTGTTGGTATACTAAATGAGATATTTGGTTTTGCCAGTGACCTACAGTGGAGCCAGCCGTTCCTTACTGATTACTGGACTACAAATGACGAGAATAGTGATTTTGTTGATGATAGAATGGGTTGGAGCAGCAATGCATGGTCAAGCGAGACATACGAATTTTCATCTAACTGGGAATTTGGAGATGCATGGATTGACGAGTGGGTAAATGGGAGCATTGACGACAACCGTTCATTTGATATGTGGTATAGTGAAACCGACACAATTAGTGAACATGATATAGTCCAATGGGATAAGACTGGGAATATCCTAAGTCCTAATTTCCCCTGGAAATATACTCTGGTTGAAAATGCAAATGATGGCAAAGACTCTCCACATGTAGCATTCAACGATATTGAATTTTCCTATTCACCTCCTGCTGGGAATATTCCAATCAATCTGTACTTCTCGCAAAATACAACTGGTGACAATCAGGAGAGGGTACATGGTGCTGCCGCATGTCTGGTAATGTACAAGCGTGCCACAGACACAAATTACTCAAGATACGCCACATTCGCCGTAAACTCAGCAACACCTAAGCCTGTATACTGTGTGGACCAGGGCAATGCATATCTTACTGGTCCGAAGTACGAGAATGCTACGGTTAATGGGGTTCAGTACACCAAGGTATCATTTGTTCTTCCGTGGTCTGTTGCTACTAAGTTCAAGATTATCGCAATCCCAAATGAGTACAACGCAGACGGTCAGTATAATGGTGGCCTTGCATTGTTTGAGGTGGTATAATGACAAAACAGATTATTGGTACACTAACCAATGCCAACCTCACTGATGATTTCTACTTCGTGCAGGTTGACAGGAACAATGTGCTGTTCACCAACGGGGTGGACGGTCTGTACCGCTTTCCTGGGTATATCAACAATGGAGATACGCTTGAAGACCTTAGGGTTAAGGATTTGGTTCCATTCTTAACCGATGTTAATGGCGGCGCTGGTGTTCCTGTGGGCAATTGCCCATTCGCTCCGTCTGGGCACTATCTCACATACGCCCACGGGCGCGTGTGGCTTGTTGACCCGAACACTAGCGTAGTGTACTTCTCTGGTACTAGGACTGATTACGACCTGAATGATGGAACTCCGGCAACACCAATTAAGCCATATGAACTCTGGAACGTCCGGATGGATATGTCTAGGGCTAATGTTGGTCATGGTGGCAATATGGTGATTGGTGACCCGACGCAGAAGACTCTTGGTATTATTGATATCGAGGGTGGTATGCTGGTGTTCAAGGAGCATCAGGTTATGATTTGGACTTGGCCCGATACTGCTGCACCACATGAGGTTACTCAGGGCGCTAATGTCGAGGAACTTCTTGGTGGAATCGGCCTCGTAGCCTATCGCTCAATCCAGAAGTACGGGCCGTATGTATTCTTCCTCGGGAAGACTGATGACGGTACAATCGCCTTCTATCGTATGCTTGGTAGCGAGGTGGAGGATATCTCTACCAAGAATATCCGTAGTGTCGTTAATCGTATTATTGTATCAGATTTGACAAATGAACAGATATACTGTATAATCAATGACGGGTACTACATGGTATTCGCTGATATCGGTAATGGATACAAGGAGCCGATTCTTGCGTTCGACCTTACCATAGGCTCATGGAGTGAACTTAGCGGACCTAGCGCAACATGTGTTGTTGCTATGGACTACATGGATAAGGTGGCAATCGGTTCTGATGACGGTGACATTTACCTGTATCCGTCCGCGCAGTCACTTGAGTATGGTGGCAGTATTCCGATTGAAGTTCATACAAATAGGATTGATGCTGGCGACCCACTTAACTGGCACAAGTTCAGGAAGATTTGGGTGGCAGTAGATGTTCTATCAAGCGGAAGTATCTCTAATTCAGAGACTCAGTCGCTATCACTCACAATGAAGTATGACGAGGACGTAGACGACGAAGTGTACTCCGCTACCGCTACTGGTAGAGATGTGGTCACAGCGAGCCTTAGGAAGCGCTCTAGGGGTGCAGAATTGGTGGTCAGTGGTTCAGTTGATGACGCAGTTGAGATTCACGATATCGCAGTTGGTTTGCGAGATAGGACATATGTGCTATAATGAGAAGGCCAAACAGCCCGTCCAGAACGGGGAACAGGGACGTAGATAGAAACTTCTCATCCATCAAGGAGTGGGCAGAGGCCATTGTTGCTGAGTTGGAAGCCCCACTCACTGAGATTAGACTATACGATGGTGACGAATACGTTACCCTGAGTTTTAGCCATAGTGGTCATTCACTTATTGCATCACATGGCGGAGTTGATAAAGATATCACAATCTGGTAAAGGAGGCACATAATGGCAAATCCCATTCAACCTAGTGCGGCGGATAGCACGAATCTGGCTACATTGTATAGTGCTGGAGATTCGTTTGCTGCCGACCTTGCTTCTATTGCGCCTGGGGAGCCTCGTTATCCAGAACCAATCAACCGCTCCATCTCAGCAATCTCCGAGTGGATTGACGAGGTAGGTGTTGCTGGTGATGATGATGACTGGCTGATTGATGCAGCGCATGTTCACGGAGCACTGGCTCTTGCAAACATACCAGCGCTAGATAAGACCAAACTCGCCAACGATGCAGTCGAGACACTGGCAATCAAAGACCTCAATGTTACTACTGGGAAACTCGCAGAAGGCGCGGCTACTAGGAACAAACTAGGTACAGACCTTACTCTAGCCGTTTCTGTTGCAGACACGGCTACTGTGGCGTGTACAGTACAGAATACCTATTATGATGTTCCTGGAATCGCATTTGACCAGTTCACGCCCACGGTAGACTGTAGGGCGATTCTTACTGGCTCGCTCAACGTAGCCTGTTCCGCTGCCATTGCTATGAGTTATGTAATCAGGGACACTGAAGGTGCTGGTTCATACAAGTGGTCGAACATCATCTCCGGAATTCCTGCAGATGCCAACAAGCGTACTATTGCTCCCATTCTTGGATACATAGACCTTACTAAGAATGTACCGTATACTCTTAAGTTGCAGATTGCAAACAATAGTGGTACAAACTCGATTGATACTCGGTACAAGCAGTTGTGCCTTACCATCGTACCGAGGGAGGTGTAGCGCATGGCTAATTATGAAGGAAGCGGAATTCTTCCAGTTCCGAAGAAGGCCCCGACTCCCCCAAAGCCGAAGGCCCCAAAGCCCAAGCCGAAGAATCCAACATATCCGACTGGAAACTATAGCACATCTGGTGGAGGTGGCGGTGGTAGCGCACCAGCGGCTAAGAGTGGACTTCCGACGCTCCCAACACAACCAAAGGGCGATATCTATGCGGATATTCAGAAGCGCATGGAGCAGTTGTATGGTGACTACGGTAATCTCCGAATGGACTATGACCCTCGCTACTTCCAGTTTGAGGACTGGAACCCTGGCGATGAATATGAGAACAAGGCCAAAGAGCGCATCGGCTATGAACTAGCCGCTCGTCAGCCCATCTGGCAACAGCAGGCTGGTCAGGTTTCTAGCGCGTATGAGGATGCAATCCGTAAGGCTACTGCCGAACAGCAGATGCAGACCCAGGGAATCGAGAGGTCTGCTGATGCTGAGTATGGTCGTCTTGCAAATATGATGGCGAACTCTGGGCTTGGTGCCGGACAGGGCGCTCTCCAGGAGCAGTTCGGCGTCAACCAGGCTTTCGCTAATCAGACTAATGATGTTGCCACACGTTATGGCCTTGAGAGGGCGCAGGCGGCTGCCGAGAGGGCGAACCAGTTGAGCGGTATTGCCGCTGAACAGGCTTCGTTCAAGGGCGCTATGCCTGGACAGATTATGGATATGGCTGACCAACTCGCCGCTGCTGGTTACAATCAGTATACCAATGAGCGTGGATTCCAGAGCGGTTTGTTTGACACGAATGAGGCTCGTAGGTATCAGTCATACATGGATACATACCAGGCTGCCCAGAATGCTATGAATGCTAAACTTGGTATCCTCGGTAGCATGGGCGATTATCGCCAGGATACTCGTAACTACAATTCGCAAGAAGCGTGGAATAGATACAACGCGCAGTATAATGCATATGCAGATAACCAGAACCTTGGATATGCCAGGGACAAGGATGCAATTGCACAGGGAAACTGGAATCAGCAGTTCAACTATAACGCAGCACAAGAAAAACTGATGTGGGATTACTACAATAACAAACTCGCTGGTATTTCTGGTGGTTCATACGGGAACGTGGACATGTATGGAAACCCGATAAAATAAAGACTCAGAGGTGATAACATGCCGCTTCCTGTGATTCCTTTCCCTACTAGGGAATTCAGACCCACAACCACAATACCCAGTATCCCGCAGTCAGCACGTATCAACGTGAGTGGCGGTGGTG